AATTGTTGGGAGTTTAATTGTTGAACTGCTGGTTTTATTCTGGAAATCAACAACAAATCCATATAACGGATTTGTCTGGTAATGTCTAAAATTAGAGAAGACAAAATTGTATTTGGATTTCCAACTTCCACGATTACTTGTTGAGGTGCGTCCATATTTGAATAATGACTGCTATTTGTATCGTCGCCATCCCCATCGTCCCAATCATCCCCATCGCCCCCATATCTATATCTGTTTGATGACCTTGAACTTGAACTTGAAGAACTACCATCACCATCGTCATTTTGATTATACCAACTTGGAATAGATGACCTTGCCGAACTTGCCGAACTATCATCATCATCTCTACTATACGAAGGAGAATTGGGTGCGGTAGTTGGTTCGTCGTCTGGGTCATTAATTTCAGCATCTGCGACAGCGCCTTGCGAAATCATTCTATTTGAATAATCGGCAATTGGTAATATACCATATCTTCCAACTGGTTCAGCGCTGGTTCGTCTTACTGGTTGAGATGATGAAAAAAATGTGCGAATATTTGGTTGTTGGGGAGGTGCGTCTTCAATTTGTAAAAGAGTAGATGGTCGTTGGGGTTGGGGTTTGGTTTTGGGTTTATTTTTACTTCCTTTTGGTCTACCTTCACCACGCATTCTTGCTTGTTCTTCTTCTAATTGTCGTTGGAGTTCTTCAAATTGGTTAATTCTCATACCAATATTATCCATTTCGTCCATTTGTTCTTGTTGTCGTTGGCGCATTTGGTCTGCGCCTTGTCTTGCGCCTTGTTGTCTTAAATATATACCAACCATTCGTGCGCCTTCTTGTTTTGCTTTGATGAATGATGTCTGTAAACCCAATAACAATTTGCTAAACTCATCCATACTACTACTCAAAGATTTCTGTGAAGTGAGTGCCGACAGCGCTCGTTGGTCTGGGTCGGTGAGTGGATTTTTCATATTTTCCAGAGCAATCGTCGTCAATTGCTTTGACGCTTGGATAATGTTATCCCCTTGATAATCCAAATTATTCTTTTTTGGTAATAACGGCATTTATATAATACAAATATATTTTTATTTTGTATTATATTTCTATTTGCGAAACACCACTAAATTAATATAATCCGTGTTCTTTCACATATTTACTTGCTTGTGGGAGATTTAATCCGTGCTTTTTCATTATTTCGGCAACAATAGCGCCACGAGCGCTTTCACGCTTTTTACCAGATTGAGGTAATTGTTTGCGACCTTTTCCAGATACAGAAGGGACTGGGGGATTATACGACGCTAATGCTGGGGGCATTAAACCAGTATTGATGTGAAATTGACTGGGATTATCCATTATCATTACACCGCCTTTTTTGCGAGTAGCGACTACTGGTTGAAAAGGAAGTATTGAGTGTCCGTCTGCGCCAACCATCGGTGAGCGTCTTACTGCCTTTCCAGATAAAGAACCACCACGACCCATTGCCATCAACAAGGGAGCAAATGGGGCGATTGCCGAAGAAACCTTACCCAAATCGTCCAAGAAGTTTCCGCCACACATTCCATCATCTCGTCCAAGACCCATCAGTAGGGGAGCAAATGGGGCGATTGCCGAAGAAACCTTACCCAAATCATCCAAGAAACTTCCGCCTTTCATCATCTTATTAATTGCGTATTTACTTGGAGGTTTACCTTTACCCAATCCCAAAAGTAGAGGCGCAAATGGCGCAATAGCGCTACTTACCTTACCCAAATCGTCCAAAAAGTTTCCGCCTTTAATGGTTGGATGAGGAGGAAGGGGGTCACCACGCCCCATTGCCATTAATAGAGGCAAAAATGGTGTCGCTATTTTAGCAATTTTACCAATATCGTCTGCGACACCACACCCAGTAAGAGGTCGCCCAGAACCACTTGTAAAGTAACCACGAATATCTGGTTCGTTCCCCATTGCTGTTTTTCTTGCCGAAGCACGGTCCTTTCTTGACATCGCCCTTGTTTGTAGTGCTATTTTTTTTCTATTTTCTTCTATTTGCTTTCTTGTCATTGGAACTTCTTTGGGTTCTTCTTCTTTATCACTCTCGCTTTCTGGTTCTGGTTGAGATGCGACTGGTGTTTTTGGTTTGCTACCACGCTTTTTGGGTGCTGGTTGTTCCATTATCTCACCCTTATAAATATTCCACATATCACTCGGTTTCTTACCCTTGTATTTTTGACCGAATGCCTTCTGGGCGTAATTGATGGCGTTTCCAGATGGTTTACTTACTTTATTAATTTCAAATCCTTTGCGTTGCTTCCCAATCATCTTCGCAATAATAGCGCTATTTTTTGACCCACCTTTTCCAGATTTATATTCTTTGATTTGGTCTTTTAAATATTGTTTTCCTTCTGGAATAACGACATCGTGAAATACTTCTTTGGCGATTGGAGCAATAGCGTTTCCAAGCGAAGAAAATCCAGATTTGAAAGTATCAAACACACCAGCACCAGATATAGGCACACCAGCACCAGAATAAAAATGGGGATGATTATCCAATTGCGTATTTGCTGAACCAAATCCACTCTCGTTATACTGGTTTCCAGTCATTCCAATATATCCGCCTTCTGCGGTTGCCCTAACCATTCCATCACGACCAATTAAAAATCCGCCCTTCTTTCTTCTGCGACCTTCACCCTTCATATAAGAGCGTAATGCGTCTTTCGCCAATTCTGTTCCAACTTCTTTTACGATTGGCGTAGCAATTTGGGCGACCCCAGAAACGCCTTGTTTGAACCCTTTACCGAAGTCTTCCCAAAATGAACCGCCTAACATATCTGGTTGAGATGCGCCTAAATGACCGACTGAAAGGGAACTTGGGTAATCATATTCGGTAGATGAGGGCAAAACAAAGTTTCTCATTCGTTTTCCACCGAACATCGTTGGTTGAGGTAATCCACCAACAACCCCACGCTGAATTGCGTCTAAAAGTTGGCGCTTAATATACTCGTTGTATTCTTGAACTGGTTCTATTCCACTCATTTATATATACATTACTTATATTATTTTTTTGAATAATATAATTAATTCTAAATACTTCTTAATTCAGTTTTAGATGTAAATCTATTGGGATTTTACCGAGAAATCTATAAATCTATTTTAAGCAAGGTGTTTGGCGAGTTTGGATTTAGATTTTCCATTCATACTGATTGACCCACCACTCATCGCCCCACCACTCATCGCACCGCCAGAGTGAGCGCCCCCAATACCGAACTGCTTCATCACATCCTTAACTTGCGAAGGTAGCATACCACTAACTTTTTTTATCATATCCATTACGTTACCCATACCTAAATTACCCATTTGTCCCCCAACAAGGCGCTTGTATTCGGTAGATGAAAGAGCGGATTGAGGATTTTGTTCCTTTGTTCGTAGCACTTGTTCTTTGGTGAGAATACCAGTAAAGATTTGAGAAGTTCCTTGCTGGGTTGCGAAAATACCACTATTCATCGTAATAATACAGATTTCTGGTTGCGATATAGAGAAATCATACTGGTTAGTAACCGATAAGTTGAATTGGAATTGATATTGCCCGAGCGAACTTGCTGACAAATAGGATGGCAAACTGAAATTGTAAACTGGTGACAGAACAAGAAGACCTCCCGTTGTAGCAACTTGACTGACCCCACCAGTAGCGTTATTATTTACATCAGCACTTCCACGAAACTCGTGGAATGTCTGGGAACTTCCGTTGGCGTATGAAATATTGTAAAGGTCTTGCTGTGTAGCAGTAGAAAGAAGACCAGATGCGTTGTTAAAATTGACGCTAATTCCGTTAATTGCTAAAAAGGAACTGGTGTAATTCTGGTTTTGAGAACTCATTGGGACACGAGCGCAAATTAAAATTAAATCTGGGACTTGATTGAGTTGAAGTGATTGAGATGTAAGAGTTTGAGTAGCACCAGAGGCAATAGTAGTTCCAGATGAAAATGTGGTTAAATATCTGGGATAATCCAAATAAGGGACAACATTTTTCGTTGAAATCTTGGCGTATTGTTCTGGTTGAAGCGATAAGAAGTTAAAGAGCAATCTGGTATTGGCGAAACCGACTGCTTGACTGGCACTTCCATTGGGAGCATCCGCCCAACCAAGAGCAATTCCAGAAATGTAACCAGTCAATCCGTTTCCAGCAACATTTACAGCGTTGTTTGCTGTGGAGAACAATCTCTTACAAGAACTATCCACATTTAAAACCATACTCATATTATTCACCCCGACTAAACCAGCGCAACAATTAGGGGTCATATTGATAAAAGGTGAAAGAGCAAGGAAGGGTTCAGTTAGAACCACCTTGATAAAGATTTTCCAAGTGTTCGTTAATGGGTCAGTAGAAATAGGAGAGTTGTCGGTAAACACACCACCAACATATCTATCAATTTGAAGGAACTCTAATTTGTATCCACCACGAGGGCAAAAATCAGTATCGTAAGATTGATTGTTAAATGAGGCGAGAGGGTTTGAGTTTGAACCAACGCCGTATGAGTATTCACCCCACGCGCAATCTGGGTATGAGGGGGTCATCGTGTTATATCTGCTTAATGCTTCGGTAGAGTTCATTCGCATCAACATCGGTAAAACGTCTTGTAAATTGGTTGAAACGGAAACATTATTTATTGTTGCTTGGGTGGTGGTAAAGAGCGAGTTCAAAGGAAATGCTTGAAGACTATCTGTTAAACCATACTGAAAAACTTTTGCCCCAATTGGGACTGTATAACCAGTGCCACCAGCGCTAATTTCAAAAGACAATTCACTTGAAAGGAGTAAATGGCGGTCAATCACGATATTTTCACTTGGGATTTGGATATTGAATACAAGTGAGGAATTACTTGACGAAACTGCTTGGAATTGTTGGAAAGTGGATTGCGAAGCACCGCTAATAACCCCAAATCCTTCGGTAGAAGTAATATCTGCGATACGAGCATCCTCAATTAATACACAGCGAAAATCACTCATTTTATATATTACCCTAACATTTTAATTTTTTGGATTAAATATTATTCGGCGCTAAAAGAAAACAATTCTCTAAATGTTCGGTTTCGCTTAAATACTTTAAGCGGATGAACTTCCACCAGTTCCTTTTCTGGTAAAAAGTAATTTAATAGTGGCGGTAGACCCAGAAGATAATTTGAAAGGTTGGAGAACCCCAGTTCTGGATTTCCAATAAACATTTAAGTCTAAATTATAGATTGGGGTATTCCCTACTAAATTAATTAATCGGTATTGAGCGCTGGGGGTATAAACAATATTCGGTTTGTAAATACCAGTATCGCTTACGAAATCAGTTACGACTTGTGATATGTTTGAATTATTTCCGCCGTTGTTATAAAT